GGTATCAACACCTTGTCTGCTCGCCATTACGTGTTACTCGCACTAATATCTTCTATAACTTGGAATTGCATTCCATAAGTAGATACCTGATTGGCGTTCCAACCGACTTCTTTGCCAACTAATCTAAACAAGCCTCTCGCGTTTTGAAACGTGATCAAATGACCTGCTGTTAAATCTTTCCTGAGTCTTGGCTGAACTTTCACGGCTCCGTTACTACCACTAAACGTAGCGTCTTCTGTAGCCATCACTAACTGGAACGGCATATGGCTTGTGCTGTTACCACTCAGCAATCCTAAGTAATCACCCGCTTTAATTGTTCCTGAGCCTGAGGTAGTAAAAGACAACGCTTCCGCTCCGCTAATGTTTTGTCTCAACTTACAACTTGCTGTGCTGTTTTCCGTCGTGAGGTTAGTATTTACTGTGACAATAGCGTTGGAGTTCTTAGTAGTAATCTTGTGCGTTCCGTTATTGTTTTCGTTAGTTGCTCCTGTGATATGCACGTAGTCTCCTACAAATGAGTTCGTAAAGACGTTTGATGCTGCGGTAACTCGGTTATTTGTTCCGTTAAATGAAAGCGTTTCACTCGTATCATTGATTCTGACTGCTGCCGTCAGGGTTGCTGCGTTGTGTGTTCCTAAAGGACTTTTTGCGTCAGGGTCTGTAAACAAAAACGAGTTAGCAGGTCCCTTAGCTTCTGCTAAAAATGACTGCCAGTTAACTGCGGTGTTCCTACGTTGAGGTGGCAATATTACGTTCGCAGTCCAATACACGTTAGCGAATTCCTGAACCTTTTGTTGGCCTGTAAACGGTGATATCGTTGTTCCAATAGTTCTGACCAAGGTGAACTCGCTTCGCGTGAAGTTAGGTGACGTAGGCATTGTTACTATATTTCTGTCAGCTAAACTCATGCTCCACCTAATAATCCTTTACGATATGCACCGCCTCTAGCTGCTGCTTCAAACACCGCCATTTTGGAAGACTCAGCTATCTGTGGTAACATTTTTTGCACTTCTGCACGAGTTGTCGCTGCAACGCCTAAAGCAAAGTTATTATTTTGAACTACCGTTATACCGCCCCCACCACCCATAGCGGAACGTGAATCCGCTCCGTTCATGATTCTTCCTGCTGAGTTTGGTATGAATATTTCGGGTCCTCTTTCGCCAACAAGCATAGGCGCACCGCTGTGAGCTGCTCCTCCTCCTGCTGAACCGCCAGTTCCTGGTGTTACGCTTATACCTCCAAGACCTGAGCCACCACCAAAACTTGCAGTGGTAAATGTTCCTGCTCCAAAGATAGCGTTCAATATTTTGTTCACGACCATCATTTGTAGGAACGCTGCGATAATTTGTGAAACAATCCGCTTGGAAAAGTTCTTAAAACTCTCTAGGGCATTCTCGCCTTCTAGTAAAGCGTTCACGAATTCATTAGTAAAAGCGTTAGCAGTACTGGCTATAGCACTTTGTAGCTCCTCGCCCATAGTTGAAGATACTTCACCCGCTTCGTCTTTTAAGTCTTGTAAGTGTCCTCTTACTCTTTGCACCACTTCCTCAGTGACCTGAAAGGACTCCATGATTTTGTCATTAGCCAATATTTCATCAAGAAATCCTAATTGTTGATTAATTTCTTCAAGAGGGTCAGCTGAGTCTTTGACTAGCTTTTTAAAGGTGTCAAAAAACTCTATAAGATGTTGTGGTGGCGAGAACCCTTGGTCAATCGTAATTACCATCGGTTCTTCTAGTTCGTCTTTGATGGCTAAAAGATCATTGAGTTCATCACCTGCGCTACTAAGTAATTTTTGTAAACCGCCTTTTGATTTTCCTTTTGCGTTCGCGAGTCTTTCTTGTAGTTTTGCTATTTTTTCTCTTTGATCTTGTATTTGTTTCTGAACGATTGCTCGTTGTTCTTCCTTTGAGCCAGTAATCCCTCTATCTTCAAGAGTCTCATTACCTGACATCGCCCTGACAGTTTTAGCTATAGCGTTAGCCATTCTCGTAAGGTCGTCGGCTAATCCTTTTAGGAAATCACCTAAACCGCTTTGAAACACTGCATCAGCTAACTGCTTGAAAGCGATTGTCATGTTGGAGGTTTTAGTTGAAAGGTTATCCATCTTGGAGGCCATAGCTCCTCCAAACTCTTTTTTCATACCCGCGATAAGGGTGTCTACCATTGTGGCTGCACCCTCTGCAGTTTTTCCGAATGTGCTAAGTTCGTCTCTTGATAACTTTAGAGCCTCAGTTAGCATTTTTGTTGCAGGTATGCCTCTGTCATCAAGCATATTGATTTCTTCAAGACCTAAACCACCTGCTGCCGACCTTTGAACTAAACGAACCATGGCTTCAAATGCGCCTAGTTGGTCTATAGAGGTAGACGCAGTATCTGCGAATGCTTGTAGCATATCTTCGCTTGGATCAATGCCTGAGCTTTTTAGCTGAATGAATGCCTTCGTGACATCTTCAATCTGAAAAGGCGTGGTCTGAGCAAACTTCATCACTCTATCCATAGCTCGTTGGCCTTCCTTCATGCCCCCGAATACGGTATCAAGTGAGTCTTTCAGGTCTTCAAACCCTGAGCCGACTGAAGCGACCTTGGATATACCTGCGGTCACTACGGCTAATCCCGCACCTACCGCTAATAAACTCTTAGGTATTTTTGTTAAGGCTGCTCCGAAACCACCCGCACCTGCTGCGGTTCCAAACGCCATAGCTCCTGCTTTTCCTGTGGCGTTGAGTCTGCCTTGAATGTTGTTAAGCTGTTTACGAAGGTCACTCGTATCAGCTTGGATTTTGATTATTAGCTCATCAACAGTTTTAGCCATCAGGATATAACTCCATTAGATTATCTAGCTCATCTTTACGCATTGGAGCGTTTGATTCACTAGAAGAATGAAACTGCTTAAATCCTGATAAAGCTAACCATAGTTCACGTGGCGACAAGTTCCAAAAGTCATCTGGACGCATCTGCATGATGCCTAGACCTATTTTGACGAATTCCGCCCACATAATAGGCTCTACCCCGTCGCTTGTGGCTTTCCCTCATTATCTTCCTCCGCTTCTGGATCAGATAGAGTGGCTGCTAATAGCTTCGCAACTTCTGTGCTCGCTAGGACTATACCCACGTTTTGGATAATCTTGTGTATGTCTTTGTCTTGGAAGTCGTTACCGCCACCTCTCAAAGCGTATTTGAGAACAGTAACTAGCGTGGATATGGTTATTTTCGCGTTCGCGATTTCTGTGGTTAGTTCTAGAATGCCTTTTCCGAGTTCATTCTCAATCTTGATACAAGAATCAATCGTGAGTCGGCATTTATACTCTTTATCTAGTGGTATATATATTTCACCCTTTAGCGGATTCGCCATCTGACTTTGCCTCCTTTTGAGTTCCGTCTGGAATCTCAAGTATAATTTTTAATCGTTCATCTCTCATGTCTACTTCATATGCACCTACTTTCACCGTCTTGCCGTTTACAGTAAGAGTTTTAAGCTCTTTCATATCTTTTGGCATGGGGCATTCAACAAGCAGGTCATTTGCATAACCTTCAACGTCAATGCCATTGACTTTTACGTCAGCTTTATCCCATCCCATACATTACACCGAAGCGAATGTTATCGCACCTGAAGACTCAAGTGTTACGGAGTAAGTTGTTTCTCCGTTATATTCTCCTGCGTATTCAAGCGATGTAACTTGGAAAGAACCAGTGAAAGTTCCAAAATCAGGAACTAAAACTTGAAACGACTTAAATGCTGTCGCACTCACTGCATCTTTCAAAATAGTGTCAGCTGCGTCATCTAAGAAAACACCTGAGCCACTAACTGACATTGAAAACACACCTGCGTCAGCAAGTAGAGTTCTATTTCCAGATGAATCTTTGTTTGTAATATCTACGGCTTCATCATTGAGTGTCAACGACGTAGAACGTAGACCGCCGATAGTTGAATAACTACTACCGCTTGTGTTAACTTTCAGCAATAACGCTGAACCTTTTTGTGCTGCCATATGTATACCCTCCTACGAGCTACCTAATATTATTGCACGAAATCTCATGACACCGTGTCTGGTTACTCCGTCTGGGTCCCTTAGTATATCACTAAATTCAAATCTTAGGTTAACGAGATTAAATCCAGTTATACTCAGATTACTATCATGCAATAAATCGTGTATTCTGTCCATTATTTGTTTGGTTTCTTTGCTACCCTTGTATTCTGACCAAACATCAATGTTCACCGTAACATCTGCACCATCTTCTGAACCCGCACTATAATCAATCGCTGTATCTTCGCCTATAGTTACGTAAGGTGTTGCTGAACCCTCTGGAACCTCATCAAAAATTGAAGCTCCTAGTGTAGACGTTAAGTTATTGTCACCGCTCAACGTAGAGTAAATTGTGCTCTGTAGTGCAAACTGGGCAAGGCTCATTTGAGAAAACCTCCGCCATTAAATATCCTTTCTATCTTGCGTTGATTCTTCTTCAAAGCGGGTTGTAAGAATGGCCTCTTTGCCATGTTTCTGGTTCCAAACTCAAGATGTATAGCATAAGGTGCCGATGCAACTATCTGCCCTACAAGATTATTCCCGCTCTTTTTTACCTGATGCGTGATGTTAGATACTAAGTATCCTGTGTCGGTCGCGGGAGCTTCACCTGCTGCCGAAGCAGTATGAGTTCTCTTAGGGTTCGTTAGTTGATACGTCTTCCCCGACTTACTACCTCTTTGTATGCTATCAACTACTGTTCCGTGAACTAACATAACTGACCGATTCATTTTCTTTTTTAGCTCACGCATAGCGTTTTGTTCAAGACGTTTTTCTAACAGCTTGTTCAATTCTTTCGTGTCAGCTGTGATTTTTATTCCTGCCATTAGGTTGCTACTCCTTCTTGGCATTTCAAAAGTAAGTATCTGTCTCTTTCATCAACATTCATGATGCCTTTGATGTTGAAGTTCCTTGAGCCGTAAACCAATCTGTATTTTGTATTGATATCCGTTCTGTAACGTATGTAGACGTCGTGAGAGACGCTATCTTTGACTTGCCCTTGCCTATACCTTTCCTCTGCACGAATCGGCTTGATATTACAATAGAGGTCTGTCAAACGTGACCACGATATAGATGAACCACCACCCGCATCAGTCGTAGCTGTCGGTGATTGTAATTCAGCTTTGTATCTCATCTTGCCGATAGAATTAGTCATACTAACCTATGGACATAAGTGCTGATGAACCAAGACCGCTATGAACCACATACGGTTGATATAGCTTCTGAACGATAGGCGGAAATGAAGTCTTCGCCTCATACATATCTCCGCGATGCTCATACAAATATGCGATGTGTTGTAGCATGCCCATGCGTATAGGCTCTGGAACCGTATATGAGGACGTATATCCCGCTTGATAGACGACTTTTATAGCATTAGCTACCCTTAGGGCAGTCGGGAAGGTTTCTCCCTGTCTGAGGACTATTCTCGCGGGTTCACGGACATTATCAACATAATACTTTGATGAGGCCATAGTCGTTTCATTGTCGCTGTCATCAAACGTGCTGACACTTGAAACTGAGATTACTGGCGGTTTAGGTAGGGTAACGTAATTATGATAGAAGTTGAGGTAGGGTCCTGTTCTTGTTCCTTCCCATAACGGATCATAGATTTCATTGAAGGCGTCAAGGAAAAGCGTATACGTTTGAGTCATCAAGGCTCGTCCTAAATGCTCTTCGGCTAATCGTCTTGCTGTTTCTATGAACGGTCTGATAACCCTTTCATCAGTTCCGTCTTCTACTCTCAGATATTCTTTAACTTCTTGTAATGAAAGCGGTTCTTGAGTCGGCTCAGTGGTAATTTGTAATCCTGCCATTAGATAATAACTCCTATAATTTGAGTAGCTATAATCAGAGCATACAATCCCCATATCATTTGCTCAAAGCGAACAAATTTTTTAGAGCCTGCTTCTAGTCTTTTTTCTATATTCTCATAGCGGATAGCACACTCTCTTTCATGTGCCTCTAACTCACTCGCTATGGAGTGTATGTCACTTAGACTCTTCTTCTGCCTCGCCATCGCTTACTACTTCTGGTTCTTCATCTTCGCCTGAAGATAGTAATTTTTTCAATTCTGAAACGTAATGATTGCTCAATACTTGGTTCTGCTCTTTACTGAACTGATATTGAGTTTCTTGTTTTTGATCGTTAGACACGATAATTTCTAGCTTGTTGTATACGAGCTTTTGTTCATCAGTGAACTCCGCTACCATATACTCAACAGTTTCCTCTTCACCTTTGTCGTTCGTTACTTTGTCTATGAACTTTCTTAGGTCTTGTGGTTTCTCCTGTTCAGAAACAGCAGATTCTTCTACTTGGTTTTCAGCTTTTGCCATAATTTCCTCCGTTTGGATATATCATACACGATTATATTCCAATTTGCATTCATGCCTCATTTTATCAATTACCAAATTCATCTTTGACTTTAGACATGTCACTTGTGTTTTGTTTGGGTGCGTCTGCTTTGATTTTGTCAATCGCCTCTTTCCATTTTTCTGTGCCGTTAACTTTGTCCCAATACAGCATGTCTAATTGTTCTTCTATACTCGGATAAGTCCTGTTGTGTATGTGCATACTCTCAAGATAAGAAAAATGTGCAAATCTTTCCTCTTCCGTAAAATGCACTTCCTCGCTGTCTTTAAGGATTCTGTCATCGTCTAATTTGTGTTTCGCCATAATAAATCCTATATTGAGCCAACTGTGCCGTTATCCACTCCAACACCCGCGCCACCAAAAATAAGTCCAGATATATAGTAGGTGGCGGTATACCCAGAACTTTGCGACCAAGTCAGTCCTTGTTTTCCTGTTTCAACAGTTCTACTACTAAAATTTGAACCAGTGCCTTCTGTAGTTTGGTTATGTCCATACCCACCAATAGTTCCCCACGCTATCCTATAGGTTCTGCCACTATGAAACGCTGTCACGGTCATTATGTATTGAAGGTCATCATATATCCCTGTGTTGCGGAAAAGGTTGACCGTTCCTCCACTGGCTAGAGTTCCATAATGAGAATAGGTTCTTAGCTTCGCTCTACCGCTTGCTCCCGCATCAAACATAAAGGCGAATGCACCTGCATTGGCTATGTTAAATTTCTCCACATTATTTGTATGTAGTGAGAGTGGTATGTTTTGCAGGGTTTTTATTTTTAGGGTCGTTGCATGGCTTTGTATTTGACTATAGGTAGAATCCCCTGCGTTATTTGTAAAGTTTATCTCGCCTATGTTGTCTGACCTTCCTCTAACCTTGATAGCTTGTGCTGATGAATTAGAGGCGACATCAATGGGGTATGTCGGGTTGCCTGATAGTCCGAACCCAACCTCTCCCGTAGTTTTTATGTATATGCCTTTAGTCTTGTCTAGAGTATCGTATGCACCTGCCGTGATAGACATATCTCTATTACCGCTGTTGACGTGCGTATGACCTGTTCCTTGGGATACTGAGCTGTCCTGAACTATCTGAAAAAGCGGTATAGTCGCGGAGTCTTGTCTGCGTATAGCGAATATAGCCGTGTCAACAGTCGGCGGGTCTATTTCTAACATAGCTAGTGGGCTATCTGTCGCGATACCAATCTTGCCTTCATGACTAATGACCATTTTAGAGTCAGCTAAAACCGCATTGCCATTATCATCATTACTGTCTACGATAAAATGTAAGTCTCCTCTTCCAAAAGCACTCCCGTCGTTTTTGAAAAGAAGACCGCCCTTAGCTCTTTCGTCATCAGTTCCTGCGCCAGATTTGAATCTCAAGATGGCTTCTGTATTTTGACCAGAACCTTGATAAATATTATTTTGAATAGTCAGAAGAGCATCTGACGCACTTGAAATATTTAATTTAGCTGCAGGGTTGTCAATCCCTATACCTATATCCCCACCTGCTTCAATCACCAGTTTTTTAGTAGGCGTAGTCCCTGTTATGAATGCTATTTCTCTGCCTGCCGTTCCGCTTCTACTCTGTAAATACAACGATCCTGCCAAAAAGTCTCCTGACCCTCCTTGCCCACAAAAAATGTGAGCAGCGTTTTGCCCTGTAAATGCAGAAGCTCTACCATCCAAACCAAAAATTAAGCTACGATCTTCTGAGCCACTTCCACCTATCGTCACAGAGCCAGTAAACGTTCCTCCTGCTAAAGGCATCTTGGTTGCAATAGAATTTGTGACAGTCGTAGAAAAGTTAGCGTCATCTCCCAAGGCTGCTGCAAGCTCGTTGAGGGTGTTTAAGGCAGAAGGGGAGCTATCTATCAGATTTGTTATGGCCGTGCTTACAAACGCAGTTGTGGCGATCCTAGTGGTGTTATTACCCGCACTCTGAGTCGTGGTGGTCGGGTTTCCGCCTAAAGCAATATCGTCAGCTATTTTTGCACTAGTGATTGAGTCACTCGCAAGCTGTGTCGCGGTGATTGTTCCGTCTGCTATTACCTTCGCTGTTACCTTAGTGTTTGCCATAATCTATTCTACCAAATATGCTCAACTTTCTCGTTATCGTCTGCCTTATCTTTCAATCTCTTTTCTATTGTCAATCTTATATTTTCTTGCATCTGTTGTTTTCTTGAGCTGTTCACGAATCCTGATAGGTCTTGCTTGCTTGGTTGTTTAGGGTCATCTTCATCTAACCACGGCACTAAGTCCGTTACCCTAGCCTCTTCAATAGGGAACTCTATAACTTCTGAGATAGACTCATCTATCCATGCAATGACGTTATCCTTGTTCACCTTGTCTATTTTTATAAATTCTTTAGATGCGGTGTCAGACGGAGCTAAAACTTGTTTATTGTGCGCAATTGATACTGTCTCCCCTTCTGCAGTTCCACTATAGGTGTAAATAACTTCATCAATCATTCCAGTGCTTTTGTTTTTCTGCACTCTGTTAAGCGTGTAAGTAAATGTAATATCTTCAATCTTCATTAGTAATTAGTTCCCGCATTACTGTCATTATCAGCCACCGTACCCGCAGGCATAATGGTGAAGCCAGTTAATACGGCTGTGCCTCCTGCACTTTGATAATTAGCCAACCATAAAGGTCTTATATACACAGTGCCCTGATCCATTTTGTTACCATTAGTTCCACCTGAGCCTTGCCACCCCTTTAGAGTCACATCCACCTCAAGGAAATCACCAGTGCTGACTGTAATATTGGACCCAAGTATATATTGATAGGTTCCAAGACCATCAACCGTAAGGAAATTAAAATTCTCATCGTATCCCGCCACTCCCAAGTAGTGCCTTGAGGTTGCTCCACTGGTCACTGTAGACCCAGTTAGTTGATAGATAGAGGCTGATAATCTATACACCTGATTAGGGGAGTAAGGTATGTAGCACGCGGGGAACCAGTTTTCATTTGCCCAAACATAACCTTGATACCCAGATGACCCTCCATCTGTATATGTTCTTGTGGATGAATTTCCATACCTAGTTGTCATTGAGCCATTAGGTTCTGAACCTATGGAGAACATATCTTGTATCCGCGCTGACATCCTGCCAGTAGTTGCATCGCAATCTAAATGCCCTTCAACATCTACGTTAAACAAGCCACCACCCGTGTTAATTATCTTTAAAGTTCTGCTTGCGGTCGCATGGCATTCTAGTTGTATCGTGCTTGAATCGGGGAACTTAAAGTCGTAGTTGATAACGCCAGAGTCTGTAAGACGTAAAACGTGGTCGGTCGTTGAGCTAGTTTCTAATGACGCTGTCGTACCTGTGAATGCCCCATCTGTCGTAATGCTGCCATTTGACCCTATGACTAATTTGTTCGTCGTTGTGCCTAATGGTCTAATTCTAAATTCACCATTAGAAATGAAATATGTGTTGTTATTGGAATCACCAGATATAGTGAAGTCCGTGCTTCCGTCTAATATATTTACTGAGCCTTGAAATGCAGCATCACCAGAGCTATCTATGGTTGCCCTGACGGTGTTGTCTGTTGCAAACTCAATGCCATCTGCTGTGGTCGTACCAATGAACATATTGTTTGCAGCACTGCCAACAAATCTGTTTGCAGTTGAGCCTTCAACTCCAAAAAACCCCGTTGCTTCTGAATTTTGGATTCTTATGGAGCGTTCAGTAGCACCAGAATCATTAAGCAAAAAATTACCTGCATCTATCTGCACCAAATCAAGATTTTGATAATAAGCATTCGTAGCATTTACATAAAATTTTCTTGATCCACCTGCGGTAACGCCTAAAGCATTCGTGGTGACTCTTATAATGCCTGTGTCTGTGTCCGCAGAAAAAGCAAGAGCAGGAGAACCATTTGAGCCATCAGGTATAAATACAGTGCCAGCAAAGGTGGCGTTACCACTAACTGCTGAGAGATGTATTTTGTCTGATGCGTCAGTTTGTCCATACAAATCTGTACTATTTATTCTGAATCCATCACCCGCTGAACCACCTGCTCCATAAGCTCCTGCTATTAAAGTAGGAGCTGTCATAGTCCCACTAGCTATTGTGATGTTTCCGCTATTGGTAATACTCTGCGAACCCATGTTAAGCGCACCCGTCATGGTTCCACCAGACAAAGGCAGTACTGTGCTAAAGAACGATGCGTTGTCGTTCATAGCTGCTGCTAGTTCGTTAAGCGTGTTTAGTGATGAGGGTGCTGAGTCAACGAGGTTTGAAACGGCAGTAGTAACGTAGGCAGTAGTGGCAACCTTCGTGCTGTTATCAGAGGCACTTTGAGTAGTCGTAGTCGGATTCCCCGCTAACGCGACGTCATCTATTATCTGTTCACTGCTTACTTTTGTGTTTGCCATTATCCTTCCTCCAGAGCCTTAACTTTTTCCTCTAGTTGTTCTATTTTTGCCATCGCTTCTTGTAGTGCGATCACTGACTTCATCCATACTATTGAGTATTTTACATTTTTATACTCAGGGTCTTTGCCGTCTTCTGGTATAGTTTCTGCGGATACTGCATCAACCCCGACAAGACTTGGGCTAACTGATTCAACTTCATCAGCTATCAGACCCAAATATGTTTCTTTCCCTTTAGCTTCATCTTTCCATTTGAAGTTTTTGAACTGCAACGCTTTTATGTCGTCCCACTGTGAATTTGCATCAACTATCTCTTTTTTTAATCGCCTGTCTGAAATACTTTGAACAGTGGTGTTCGTTAAATGAATGGCGCCATTGAAATCCATTCGTGACATCCATGTTGTTTCAGCTGCGTTCAGAACTCCGTAGGCGTAAGCTCCTGCCCCTGATACTTTAAATCCATAATCTTTATTGCTGCCGTTCGCAGTTCCGTTAAATGACCATGTGCTTTGAGTGGTGGTCGTTGAACTTCCTGTTCTATGTGCGGTAATAGAGCCAGGATAATTAGGAGTCGTAGCTGCAGTATCCCCCCAAATCATTTGACCGTTTCCGTTACTAAGGAAACCTCTCGTAGTGTTTCCAGTAATAACTCCTATACCCCTGCGTACAGACGTTGTTGAATACGTTTCGTGGAAATATCTAATAGCTCCATCAACATTACCGTTTGTCCCTGCGTTGCCGAAGAATATACTGCTCCTACCGTCCTGACCTGAATTGAACGTTATGCCGTGGTCACCTGTTCCATCTCCTATTTGTAAGTCATCTCCTTCAGCGTGAGCAAAATTGGACGTCAGTCCAATCAAAACACGTTGATTTGAATCAACTGTTAAGGCGGTGTTGCTGCCGTTCGTTTGTATGTAAAAACCACTTGGACCGTAACCGAATTGACTCGTAGTTCCGCTATTTACCGCTTGGAATATTTGATAGCCACTTCCTAAATAGGCACGGATGGTGTTATTAGCGTCCCCTCGGAATATAGCCACATCACCACCACTACCTTGAACATCTAAAACGTAATCAGGGTCTGTATTATTTATTCCAACTCTTGAACCCGTTGTAACTGCTAGAACTTCTGTCCCAACACTTCCTGATGTTCCAAACCCTACTCTCCAATAATCAGTTGATGCAGAAGCTACCAACATATTGTCAAAAACAATATTATTGCCTGCCCTATAATTCACATGAGGGTTGTTACCTGTTCCTGCGGTTTTTAGGGTAAGCGATGGATTACCACTCGCTGCATCAACAAACAAATCACCGCCACTTGTAATCGTTCCTGCAAAGGTAGCGTTATGACTCGCATCAAGCGTTAAAGCATTCCCGATACTGCTATTATCTGTTCTTAATATTATTTGCTCTGCATCAACGTAAAGTATTCCTGTGTTTTCTAGATGCCCGTATCCTGAGTTATGGTGCTTGAATTTTATGTCTGAGCTATCACCGAGCCTGATTTCCTGATCGTCTCCCATAGTCAAGTGAGCATTATCGCCGACTATGAGATTCATCCCTGTGGAGGTTGAAAAGCCACCTGCCGTGGTCAAGGCGACTGGGGAATCATCGTGATAGAGCGTCACCGCACCGTTAGCTGCTGCGGTTATCATGTTCTCGTTATGTGCGCCATTCTGTATCGCGAATGTGTCAGCACCTAGGTATAGGCCACCGCTTCCTGTGTGTGA